GAGTCACGCACTCCTGGCGGGTGACTCTTCACCTGTGTCAGTAAGTGATCGTGTGCTGTCACGAGTGCGTCAAGCACCACTTGCATAGCGTCATCCTGCAACGCACGCAAGCGGGCCTCGTTCATTCGTGCTACCTTCACGCCCCACTCGCTGCCCGTATCGGCAGCGTTCGAGCGCCATGATCGCAGCCGCCTGATGTGACGGTCCCTTTGTTTAGTAATCACTGGGGGTCAGCACCGTCAATACTTTATGGCCTGGATCTACGATCATCCAGATGACGTTGCCATCTTTCTCTTCGTTTGAGGGATCGGCAGGGTACACGCCCATGACCTGACCACCGCTCTTGATAGCGGCCATGTTCGCCATCGAGTCATGCCTATCCACACACCCGAAGTCTCCGCCCGCCATGAGTAGGATCAGGAATGATCCGTACACCTGAGCCATGTCTGCCCCTCCGTGTGCCTTCTCAAGCAGATCCTGTGCAGCTGGCGTGATCGCCATGCGTGCAACAGAATCCATCCACAAGGGCGCACCCTCTGCATCAGCGAGGGCCTTGTCCATGTCCCCGAAGCGTTCCTTTGCGTCAATGACGGTCATGCTTGTACCTCCGTGTCTTTGTCGTCGCTTACTTCCTCGACAACCTGATCTATAAGATCAGCAAGGCGGACCATGCCATCGTTCTGCTCACGCAGCTTGGTGGTCTTTGCGCTGATCATCTTGATGATGGCAGTGATGCCCATCTCTTTGGCCGCAGCCGTTAGTTCTTTCTCGTTCATCGTATCTCCGTTGTTGCGATTCGTTTTCAGTGTAAACACGGTTTGTTAAATCGTGTCAACACCTCCTGTTAGTGCGGGGGTTGACGCAGTTGGTGGTTTCTATGTTTCCGAGCGGGCATTCCCCGCCACATGTGGACCACCACACATCACCGCGTCTGTTTCGCACACCTGACTCCCCCGCTAGCCGGGTTAGGACGGCCCACATGAAACTGTTTAAACGGTCTTTTCTAATACCAATCCTCCGAAGCCGCAGGCCATCGAGAGAAAGGCAGCGTACAAGAAAAAGATCGTCTCGTTAGCGAGGCCGAATCCAATCATGTGCATAGCCGCCACGATCTGCATGACAACCAGCGTGTTGAGCAGAAATCTTTTCATGATGCGTCCTCCATCGGCACAGAAGCCTGCGCCCCGGCTGTGATGCCCATCAGGAATGCCCACAGGAGGTCGTACAAGGCACGATTGCCTACGTACCCCGAGTGCAGGACGTTACGTGTACCTCCACTCTCGCACACTTGGGCAAGCTGCGAGCCTCCGTATGCCCTGTCCAGGTGGTAGTTCCCCGGCTGATGCACGAGCCTCCCGCCTTCGCCACGCACGAGGTGCCCGTCCTCGTCGCACTTGTAAGGCTCGGTCGGTTGGCCGGTAGCCTCATTGATGTAGCGAATCCGTGACTTCAACTGCTCTACTGTGATGCGATCACTCATGATGGGTCCTCCAGCACGGGCCTCGGTTGGGGGTCTACGTAATACTCGTCCGCCCAATAGGTTTGGATGCGTTCTATGTCCGCCCCTTCGTTGATGTCATCAACCCGCTTTTGCAGGCGCTTGATGTTGGCATACGCTAGGCGTATGTCCTCCTCAAGCCTGACGATTTCATCGTTGCAGGCTCGATACTCACGGGCAAGCCGGTATATCTCTTCGTTTGTCATCGTTTCAATCTCCTATGTTGCGATGTGTTTAAACGCGGTCCCAATGTTTGCGGACCACGGCCTCGACCCCATACTCCGGGTCGCTGTCACTGTCATACACACTGAACTGTACGCCCATCCTGTGGAACGAGCAGTCGCAAGTGTGTGGGCAGTCGAGCGATTCGTGCTTCACGTGGATGTAGTCCATGTCTGGGTCCCCTCCGTATGAGATGAGGATTTCCCCTAGACGGCGAGCCTCCTGCTTGATCACACGTATGAGTGCGATCACGTCTCGCATGGTGCGCACCTCATTGATGCCATACGCGCCATGCTCTGCAATGTCATGCAGATTCAGCGTGTACTGCGTCAACGCATAGTGCTGGTAGTTCGCCAGCGCCTCGTTTGCCTGTGTCATGTTCATATCAATCTCCTATGTTGCGATGTGTTTAAACGATGGAATCCCCAAGCCATTCCTCGTAGGTCAGTAGCGGTTCACCGTTGCGGGTGATATCGCCTCCGTTGCCGTCGTCCGCGCACAGCAAGTACACCTCGTACTCTTGCTCGTCGGTGCCTCTTAGTTTTGTTTGCCAATTTCTCATAGTCATGTCCTCTTATTTGTAGTCAGTGTTACCAATCAAATGCTGTGCATACCGGACCGCAGCGACTCTTCACGCAGTCGTGTGCTCGGATGTCAGCAATCCTTTGTGCCTCGGCCTCGGCTCGTCGGTTGTGCCAGCGCACCGGCTCGGCTCCCGCCAGTAGCTCGTCGCAGCGTGGGCATCCGGGCGTCTTGCGTCCGAACACGGGGCCGTCACATGTATGTTGCGTAGTCATTATCAAATCCCCTCTGTTGCAATGTGTTTAAACGGCCTCATCTAGTTCGTCGTTGGCTACTTGCCACTCGGTGCGGGCTGCCTCCCACATGTCCGCCACTGTCTGCACTGCCTGCTCCTCCGTCCCGTACATGTCGCGCTGCTCCCGCCGACTGTGTGAGAATTTCGGTATGTACATGGTGCCATGCTCGAAGTCGTCGTCGTGGAGGTCTGCCGGGGTGCCGTACCCATACTCTCGGTCTGGCAAGGTGAATTCCATGATCCGGAATTTCATGCGCCGTAGCATGCTCGGGTGTGCCATCGTGAAGGCGATACGGTCGAGGTCCACGTGCTCATCCGCACGTTTCACGGTCACGCGGATATCAAGAGGTCCCCCGTTGTTGTGAAGGATGGAGCGGGTGCAGCAAATCAATTCGACCCGCTGACCTTGCGCCTCGATACTATCGATGAGTGCGACGATGGCCGCGCCTCGATTGATCATCACACTGGTCGAGGTGAAGTGACCGCAATGGTCACGATGGGCAGCGACGTGCGCTGCTCCTCACCCGGAGGCGTCATCATGCACTCGGCTATGCCAGCGCAGTACGCTGGTACATGTGGGAACGCTCCAGCTGGGGCATGCTGCCATGCTTCGCTGACGCCTTGACGTGTGACCGCTTTAGCGAACTCGGTCGATTCGGCCAGCTTCGAGCGGCCCTCACGCCATCCATGGGTGAGGAGCGAGTGCGCCTCATCCCATGTGCGGGTCCCGGTAAACTCGAAGTTGGCTTCGATGCTGCTCGGCGAGGCCCACGCCTCACCGATGGCCTGACCTTCGATGTCGGCCAGGAATTCGTCCCAGTCTCGTGTGTATGTGTACATAGGTGCCCTCATTTGCCTATAGGTTGCGATGAATCGTAACAGTGTGTCAACCCCCTGTTAACACGCTGCCTTGATTTTCTCGATGTCGGACTCTCCGAGTCCTTTCCAAATGTACGCCTGCTCCACGCTGGCCTGATCCATGCCCGCCGCTAGCATACGAGCGCCCTTGATGCTGGCACGAGGCGAGACGATGTGACGAATTTTCAATTCGTTGATCGCGGCCCTTATGCGCTGCACATGCGCCGTCCACACTGCGTCTCCGGACAACTCCGTTTCCATCGCCTCGTCATAGCTCATTTCGATGAATGCGAAGCGGTCGAGACTCGCCGCATCCAGCTGATTGCGTCCGACGTACTGCCTGTCCGCACCGTTCCCGTAGGTGTTCGCCGCTGCGATCACCACGAAGTCCGGGTGACGCTCGACCATGCCGCATGGGAACGAGGCGACCCCGTTGGCCATGTGCCCGTTGAACGCCAGCACCGCTGCCGGTGACGATCCGTCGATTTCATCGAACAGATACACGCCGCCATGTTTAAACGCCTTGTAGAATTCCGTCTCAACGTAGTTGCCATGCGGATCGATGAAACCTTCAAGCTCATGTTTCATGACCAGTGCGCCGGTCGAGTAGAACGGGAGGTCCACGGCGTTAGCGACTTGCTTTGCAAGCGTCGTCTTGCCTGAGCCAGCTGGTCCCACGAGGTACACGCTTTCACGTTGTGCCACGTACATGAGCACGTCGTCGAACACGTCATGGCGTGCCTCTGCAGGCAGCGTCCTGGTGTCCGCGCCGGTCCGAAGGACCAGCTCACGTGGTGGCTGTGTGAACTCGTCACGGACCACACGTTCGGCCTCGTCACGAATCAGATCTTTGATCTGGGTTTCGTTCAGGCCGTTGACATCCCGTAGGGCGTCGTTGATGGCCGAGCTAATGGCCTCGCCGATGTTCGCACCGCCAGCGTCAGGCCCATGCAGCCAGAGGCTGATGAGGTCCTTTGCCGGGGTGTTGACGGGCTTGCCGTAGGCAACCGCCAGCTGCTTCAGCGCACTGCGCTCGATGGCGTCAATGTCCGCGTCAACGGACGTGATTGACGCTAGTTTTGCTGCCGTTTCAGGCCGCAGTTTGTTACCATGATCAAACATAGTTTGCTCCAGTGTTGCGATGTTTAAACGTCTACTTCGAGAGTGCCAACCGTCGTGCAGACGGGGCAGGGACTGCTCGTCTCGGATATGCGGCTTGCCCACTTGCCCGACACTCGGGCAATGAACCCGCAATCGCTGCAAGCGACCTTCAGCAATCGAGTGCCTTGCTTCTTACGAAGCGTCGGATCGATCTTGGCATGGGGGTACTTGCCCAATTGCTCCGCAATTCCATTCAGCGTGGCTTCAAGCGCACCGCCTGCTACGGTGGCGGTCAGCGGTCCGGTGAGGCCGATTGCCCTGGCAATTCGACGGAAGTCGCCGCGATGCCCACAGGCAATGCCTGCATAGACATGGGTAAGCTCATGAGCCAACACATCCAGAACCCTAACGGGTTCATCCAGGATGGGGTTGATACATACTTCGTATGTCCCATCGGCGCTGATGGACGGGTCGAATGCTTGCCCAAGCACGACCTTGCGAGTCTTGCTCCCCCGATATCCTATCGGGAAGCCACAAGTGATTCGGTACTGCTTGCCTTCCCACGCTTCCGCAGGGATCTGTGCGGACGGAAAGACCTCGGCTTGTAGCAGGACAGCTGCCGCATTCAGCCAAGTCTCTCTATCAACGTAGTTGATGGTTTCCATTTACTGCTCCGTTTTGTTGCGATTCGCCGCCACAATGAACGATGGGTTAAAACGTGTCAAGTGTTTATGTGAAATAAGCCTTGATGATAGGGTTCTGACCTACGGTCAGCTTTATGGAGTTTAAACAGTGTCGAAGGTCGTGGATATCCCGAGTGCGCGTGATGGGCTGACGGTGAAACAGCGCCTATTCGCAAGGTATGTGGCGCATGGCCTCTCGAAGAGAGAAGCCGCAGAGAAGGCTGGATATAAGCCTGGAGGGAATGCGTCGGATGTTGGGTATAAGCTCGCAAAATTA